CTCGGTTGTCCCTGGATAAAAGTCCAGGATATCCTTACTTTTATAAGTATCCTACAAAGGCTGCAGCTTTAGAAGCAGAGCCTGAGCTCATTAAAGAAAGAGTAGAAGATTTACTGGCAGGAAAAAATGTGCCGTGTATTTTCGCGTTCACAGAAAAATCCGAGCTTCGTGCTAGGGAAAAGGTTGAACAAGGGAAGACACGCATATTTGCGGCGTCAGATCTTCATCATTTGATCGCGTCCAAAATGTTATATGACAGGCAAAATGATGCACTCCATGATTCTATTGGAGAACATCCAATCACCATAGGCATACAGATGCCTGGCCCTCAGTTTGTATCAACTCTGACGAATTTAGTTCGAGTCAGAGGTTTGGCAAATGACGGGGACATGAGTGGTTGTGATCAGCGTTTTAAATGTCGTGTAGCTCGATCTGTACGCGATATTCGTCACAGGTTCCTACCTCGCCGTTTTTTCAAGGCAGGTCAACGGATATACAACGCAGTCTACGCAGGTATCGGAGTAGTTCTAGGGGGAGCTTATCGAGCGTATGGTAATAAGAGTGGTTGGGACAATACAGGCGATGACAACTCACTACAATTGTGGGAATGCCTTATTGTTGCGTCCGCAGCTTTGTACCCAAATTATGAATGGTACGAGGTTTTTGAAGCTCTTATTAATGGTGATGATCTTGTCACTGCTATGCTCGCTGCCGGTTTCTCTTTCTTCGAAATCTGTGCTTGGTTGCAAAAGTTCATGGGGGTATATATTGAAGCGGTAGATTGGACTCCTCGTCCTATCACAGACTGCATCTACCTCTCACATCACCTGGAATACCGTTTTGTTCCAGGATTTGGAGATTTCCTAGTCGCTGCTGGGAATCTTCAGAAGTTGTTATCTTCTGTTAATTGGATAAAAACAAATCCAAATTTAACGTTTCAAGAGTCTTGTGTGGCTCATTTGGTCGGTATTCGGCTCTGTCTGTTCCCCTGGGCCATTGAATTCGAAGAAATAGACGAACTTTTGACCTCTTATCTCAAGAAGATTGAGAAAACAGAGTTCATTAAGAACGTTCTTATAGCGCGATTCAATGAGCAGGAACTGGCTCGGCTTCATACTAGAGTTGAGAGTTTCGATTTTTTTAATCAGCTCGACCCTTCTTGTTGTCAGGTGCTTAAAGGATATCTCCGCCTGATAAAAGAAGCTCACAAAAATGACCCTCACAAAATCTCAAAAAGCAAGACGCTCCAACATGCGTCAACAACAACAACCACAACAAC